TAGCACCTTCTGGGCGATAACGAGGTTTTCGAGCGGACGCCGCCCCTCCACCTCGGTCTCCACCAGCTTCAGCGCGTCACCTTGCGGCATCCCGGCGCCGATCAGGCCCCACTTGATGACCTCGGAGATATCCTGAAGCCGCCACCGACCCGAAACGAGCCGATCGAGCACCACGTAAGGCCCGGCATCGCAGGCCTCCTGGATCTTCATCAGCTCGCGCCAGGCAAGCTTGAACATGGTCCGCTGCCCATTGAAGGGCAGTTCGATTGAGCCGTCTCTGCTCATCAGGTGACCGGCGTAACCACGCGGGTCATTTTCCCGTCAGACTGCAGGGAGACGTTGCCCGTCACGCGACGGCCGTCCTGAGCGCCGGCCTCGAAGCTCTCGACGTGCATCCGTCCCGTCCAGGTGACGGTCTTGGCAGGGAATTTCCACTCAACCTTTGCCGGAATGCTCTCCACGTCATCAAAGGCGTCGAGCCACGTTTCGACGCTCTCAGCGGCCAACACACCTTCCCCGCTGATCGACATGGAGAGGCTTGTCGCATCACGACCTACCCAGTTTACTTCATCCGGGTTGTCGCAGTCTGGAATGTTGACCTCTTCCAATCCCTTGTTAAGCGTCACGTTGCGCTGATTGAAGCCGCACGGGGCGGAATAGACGATAGGGCTGGCATCATTGCCGAGGAGGACTTTGACGTTACCGCCTCGGATGGTTGTGGGCTCTGCCATAGGGGTATCTCCTGTTCTGGCGGTTAAGGCTGCTCCGCGAAGGCCTCGAAGGTCATCACGGCATGGGAAGTGAGCCCGTCCGGATCGCGGAGAAACCGCGTCTGACGGTGGCGAAAGTAGACAAGGGCATTGGTCGGGATGGTCAGCTCCGGCGACTTGAGCGCCTTGCGGACTTCATCACTGATCCGCTTGGCCTCGGGGAAGCCCACGGCACGGGACCAGACATCGATATCGAGCGAGATTTCGAAGCCATCGACGCAACCGACGTCGTCGCTCGTCTCGTCTCCCTCCCCAACGGTGATGTAGGGAAACAAGGGGTTGCTCGGGACGGCATCATAGACCCGGCCACTTACCAGCGCCGTTAGCCCAGCGGAGGCCTTCAGGCGGGCAACAATCGCCCCCTGCAATTCAAGGCTCGGTGATGCCATCTTATTTGCTCTTCGCCCTCTTCACGGCCTTCCGGACGGCTGCTGCCATCTTTCGCCGGATCTTCGGCTTCTCCTGCCGGTAGGTCGGGAAGATGTGCGGTCGCTTCGCCATCTTGACCGTCCCGAACTCCAGGAAGCGCCAGATATAGTCGGCAAAAACGCCGGTCGCGTTCGGGTCTTTCGTCTCGCCCTGAAGGCCATTACCCCCGACTGCGCGCTCCTTCGGACGATCCGCAAGCCGTGCCGCCTGGATGCTGGCCTGGTAGGCTCCGGTACGAGGACCGGGAGCGCGAGGCTTGATCTTGTTGGCGAGTTGCTGGGCACCTTCCATCTGGGCCTTGGCAAGCTCCTTCTCGGCTTCCGGCACGACCTGATTGAGCAGGCGCATGACCTTCTCACGGCCGAGGATCTTCGCCTTGATCGCCATCAAGCAGCCGTCCCGGTCTGAACCTCGAGATAGACCCAGTCCCGATCGGTCACGGCATCTGTGATCCTGACCGCGTAGCTCTCGCCGGTCCTCTTGTCCCTCATTCGCCAGTCGGACTGGATCTGCCGCGTCTGCGACGTAGAACGAACGTACACGCCAAGCACGTTTCGGCCTTCCAGCCTCGCGGCGACAACAGCCTCGGAGCCGCCACGGGGCCGGAATGCTGCCCAGGCCTCGAAGCGCTGGACAAAATCGCTCTGCGTGTTCCCGTAATCGTCCTCAACAGTCCCTCTCTCATCGAAGAAGACGCGATGGGAAAGCTCCTGCGCGGTCGGCGCGTTAATCGGCGCCATCGGCGGACTTTCCTGCAGGCTTCACCTCGACCGCCTTGCCGGCGGCAATGGCCTGTTCGCCGCACTCGCGCTTTACGGTCTCTTCCATGCCGGCGAGATAGGCGATGGTGGAACGGTCGGTGGGCTTGTAGTCGAAGTCATGGGTGAAGCGGACGCGCATGGCAGGCTCCCTAGATCAGCTTGCGATATTTGGAGGTCAGGTCTTTCTCGACCCGATCGAGGATGTCCCAGTTCGACCGCGCCGCCTCGTCCAGGTGCTTCTGCACGAAGAGGATGATCGCGGTCTGGATGTCGGCCGGAACCTCTTCCCAGCCGGCGACGTATTCGATGGAAACCGGAGCATCCTCGTAGAGGTCAACCGGAGCCGTGAAGCCGCGATCGAAGCGGACGTAAGCCTGCCCGCCAGCGTCGTGCTTCAGCGTGTAGTTATCCGCCGCGACAGTCGCGATCTGGCCCTGCTCATTGCGGTACTTGATGGAGGCGATCGAGGAGACCGGGCCGACCTTCAGGCACATCCTGTCCTCGAAGCGTCCGAACTCCTGCCGCCAGGTCTGCTCCAAGATGGCGATGCCAAGCACGCCGCTCCAGCCCTCGTAGTGGGCGACGGCAGCCTTGATCAGCCGTTCGATCTCCGCGTCGTTGTCGTCCCCGTCCACACGCAGGGCGCTCTTCACGTCATCTACGGAGATGGGAAGGCTGGACGGGGCGATGACGCGGACGGGACGGAACATTATGCAGCCCCTACGGTGGCGGTCGGGAGCGATGTGGCGGAGTTCTTGACGCCTTCGTTTGTCGCCGTGACGGTGCAGCTCATGGCAGAGCCAACGTCGGCGGCAGCGAGGACGCGAGTGGAAGCGGTGGCCCCGGCGATCGGAACGCCCGCCCTGAGCCACTGATAGGCGTAGGCATCAGGCGTATTCGTCCATGTGCCGGTCGAGCAGGTGAGCGTCTGGCCCTGCGTGGCCGTCCCGGTGATGGCGGGGCGAACGGTGTTGACCGGCTTCTTGCCGGCAGCGTCGGCCGCACGGCGATATGCGGCCTTGCCGCGGGTTCTCTGTATCTGGCCGGGCATATCAGGCACCCTTCTTTTCGCGCCGCGGAGCAGCCTTGTTTTCGGGAGCCGGTGCCATCTTGTTTTCCGGCGCGGGAGCGGCCTTTTCCTTGATGATCTCGACCGCACCACGCTTTTCCAGTCGCTTCGCGTCGAGATCCGGGTATTCGACAATCGCCCCGGCTTCCTTGCCGTCCAGCGGACGGATCAGCTTAACTTTGGTGGTCATGGTGGCCTCCAGGTGAGAGGGAAAGAGCGGGACGCTATGCCCCGCTCTTCATTTCATCAGGCAACGCGGCCCAGATCGCCGTAAACGAGGGCGGCTTCGCGATAGATCGCCAGTGCCAGACGCTCTTCAGCGCGGATGGTGACCTTGTTCTTCACGAAGTTGTCCTGGTCTTCGGTGGAGACTTCGACCGTCGCGTCCTGGCGATCGAAGATCTGCGCAGCGAGGTTGAACGCGCCGACGAGCGCCTTATCGACGGCAATCGCCTGGGTTTCGATGACCGGGAGGCCCCAGAGGCGCTTCTGGATCGTGCCCTGCGGGTCACCGATCAGGTAACCGCCGGCCGTGTCCTTCGCCATTTCGATCGCAGCCATGTCGATCGGGTTCATGACGATGCCGTTGGCGGGGTATTCCGCCAGGGCCACCTGGAGGATCATCAGGCGAACCACGTCAACCGGAGTCGCAGCCGTGAGGCTACCCGGCGCCGAATAGGCCGTGGCCGCGGTGATGAGGCCTTCGAGGTTCTGGCCGGAGCCCGAGCCATTGAGCAACTGCTGCTCTTCAGCGTAGGCCAGGCCGTAACGCAGGCGCTGGTCGATAATGGACCGGAGGCCGGGGGCATCCGCCAGGATCTGCACCGACGCACGCATCCAGTGGGCGATGGTGCGAACCGGAGCGGTCGCATCTTCGAACTGGAGTTCCGACTGGGGCTTGGCGGCACCTTCCGCGACCGGAGCCGCGCTATTGGTGAACACCTTCTCCTTGTCGTACTCGATCGAGTTGGAGTTGGTGTTGCCCTGCGCCAGAAGCGCGCGGATGGTCATGCGGCGCTGCGGCAGTTCGGTCCCGGCAACGCGCTGGGGCTGAACGAGCGAGCCAACGGAGCCGGCAGCATCGGTGGTGAGGGACGAGATGTCCTTCACTTCCACGATGTGACGGCCGCGCGGACGGGTCTGGCCGGCGAAGGCCTTGAAGCCCTCGTCCTGGACGAAGCGCTCACCTGCGGTCAGGGCGTCGTTGCCCTGTTCGCGGCTACGGGCCATCTTCTGCTCGATCTCATCGAGACGGGCCTTGGCCTCGGTCATGGCGGTGATCGCCTGGTCAGCAAGTTCCTTGGCGGTCTGCGCCAGAGGAGTGCCCTTTTCGGCCTCGGCAAGTGCCTTCTCGGCAATTTCCTTGACCTTGTCATGCTTGGTTTCGAAGTCACGCTTGACCTCTGCGGCAAGCTCGGCCGCAGTCTTCTGTTCCGACATGGGAACCTCCTGTTTCGGGTTGATTTGGGCGGTCAGCCCATCATGGCGCGCCAGAAGGCAACGCCGTCTTCAGCCGCACTGGCAGGTTCCCCCTGCCCTTTCAGGTGGAGACGCGCGGCGCGCTCCGCCTGCGAGTTGGAAAAGCCCAGCCCTTTGAGCCAGGTTTCGAACTCTCGCTCTGTCAGCCGGTCCCCGGCCTTCAGCTTCTCGGTCAGGTCGTGCGCAGCCTTTGCTGCTTTGACGCTCTGCACGACCGCGTTTTCGTTTGCGCCCACGGAAACGATGCTCACCTCGACAAGATCGAGCTTCTCGAGCGTCCAGACGCCGTTCTCCGTGTCCACGCTGTATTCCTTGATGCGATAACCGATGGAGAGGCCGTCGATGTCGCCAGCTTTGAGCAGCGCATAGGCTTCCCGCCCGCGCTGGACGTCCATGTTCAGCTTGCCCTGCATCAGCAGGCCGTGATCGTCCTCGTTCGCATCCAGCCACTTGCCGATCGGCTCATCAGCGTTGTGCTGCCAGAAGAGCTTCGGCATCGTGCCTTTGGCTTTGTGCTTCGCGAGGCTCTCACTGTAAGCGCCAGGCGCGATCACGTCGCCGTAAGCGTCCGGCTCGCCGCCAAAGGTCGAACCGTAGCCCTCGAACTCGCCGCTCTCCTTGAGAGATTTGATCTCAAGGACCGGAGCTGTCTTAGGATTCGTCATCTCGGTCTCCATTGACTGCGTTTGCCAGCGGCATGTCCTGCATTTGCACGGTGATCACGTCCCCGCCCTCCACCGGAGGGTCATTTTCCAGCGCGCGGCACTCGTTTCTGGTCTTGATCCCCATGCGGATTGCCCTCTCGTAGGCTTCGTAGCGGGTCGCAGTGTCGCCCCGCAGGAGGCCGTCCAGGTTGAATTCGATGGTGATGCCCTGCGCCCGACGCTCAGAAAGCGGTACGAGCTGCTTCAAAACAGACTGTTCAATGCGTTTCAGGCGCTTGCGAAGGGCGAATTTCTGGAAGCCGAGGACATCGACCTCTTTCCCGGTGCCCCAGTTGGACGCCTTGTCGCCAAATCCGACCATTGCCGGCGGCACACCGAAGATGCGGCAGATCTGCTCACCGCTAAACTTGCGGCTTTCGAGCATCTGAGCATCCTGCGGGTTGATCGATAGCTGGCTCCAGGTGAGGCCGTTGTCGAGGACCATAGGCCGGCCATTGCGGATCGATCCCTGATACTTCTCGACCAGGTTCTTCTCCAGATCGGCCCGCTGCTCCGGAGTAAGACGGACGCTTTCTGGCGTCGAAAGGATGCCGCTCGGGTTTACCCCGTTACGGAACATGGAGCCGGCAGCGCTCTCTGACGCCATCGCATCCGCGAAAACGTCACGGCACATCGAAAGCGTGGACGCGCCGCCAAGCGCATCACCAAAAGACCCCCGGATGTGCAGTACGTCGGTTCCCGCCTTGACGATACGCTTTCCGTTATCGGTCCACTCGTACTGCAGATCCCCGCTATCGAGCCGGCGCACTTTCACGAGGTCAGGGCGGATCGGATAAAGCGAGGTCACGACGCCATCGGACGATCGGCGGTCCATCGACGCATAGGCGTTGCCGTAAAGCTCGATGCTTGCTGCCATCACCTCCCAGAAATCGACGGCAGTTTGGTCGAAATTGGGGGAGTCATGGAGCACGAAATAGAGCGGGTGATCCTTGGCAACGCGACGGATGCCGTCGTCCCCCGTCCGGTAGACCATAAGCGGCAGCGATGCGATGGTCCCCGCGATAAGCTGGACGCACGCCCACGTTGCCGAAAGACCAACTGCCGCGCTTGGCTGGCCATACCGGGCGTCCCGATAGTCAGCGAGGGTGACCTGGTTGGTGATGAAGTTGTCCCCGTGCTCTGTGGAGACAGCTCCGCCACGCCAGGGCTCTATGTCTTTCGCACCGTCGAGGCGCAGAAGTCGCGTGAACCAGCTCATGCATAACTCGCAATCCAGGAATCGGCGTCAAAAGCCTGATCTTCGTAGGTTCCCGCAACGGACATCGCC